ATTGAGCTACATCTTGTCTGTAGTTTTCACTAGCTCTTGTTAATGTTTGTACTATCTTTGCCATTATCCTGGTTCCTGTCCTTTTTCACTAAAAATGTCATTAAAAACATCTTCTGATATACTTTTAGAATATATAGAATCGCTATATGTGTTACCAAATTCATCTACAATTTGTGAAACTTCTTTTCCTAAAGTTTCGATACCACCAAAAGTAGGATTATTAAAAATAGTAGGCATAGTTCTTCCATAACCTTTTATTTTATCTCTAAATTGTTCTAAATTTTGTGAGCTTGTAAACATATTAAATGCCGGACCAAATTTATTTCTTAAAGTATTAATTCCACTTGCAGCAAATGTAAAAGGAGGTGATCTTTTAATAAATCCTCCTAACATTCCTAGAATATTTGCTGGATTTAATCTTGATTGATATAAGCTACGTGCATCATTAGGTGTTCTAAGGTTTCTATAACCACCACCAAATCCTAAAATATTAGGTTGCCCAGAATAAGTTTGTGTAAAATAATCTTGTTTTTCTCTTGGATCACTTAATGTACCTGCTGTTGTCATTGAAGGACTGGTCATTCCAGCATGAATATTACGATGAGCTGTCTCATCTTTTCCACCAAAATTACGACCATGTGATTCCGCTCCTAATCCTCTTGCTTGTGCTTCACCCGGAGACATTCCATAAGCTAAAGGTACTCTCATTATCCCACCATTAGCCATGTACATTTGACCTATATCACCTTGACGATATAAATCTGCCTGTTTCATTACTTCTGTAATACCACCTAGTCTATCTTGCATGGCAGTTTTTCTGGCATCTTCTATTGAATATTCAGATGGAATAGATTGACCACCTGTATAGTATCCAATTCTTCCACCATAAGCTTTTTTAATTTTACTTCCATAGGTTTCAGTCCAGTCTCTTGCTATCTCTGGTTCATTAGCAAATAAATATCTTCTTTGTTTTTCTGATTTAAATGGCATAATTTTTATCTACGTCCTCCTGAATGTACATCTAACCTAAAAGTGCCTAATTTCCAATTAGAATCTACAGCTGTATTTGCTATTTTTACAGCAACAGCTCTACCTCTAGCTCTACAAGATTGATATTGAGTAGAAGATGTAATGGTAAATGGTCCCAATGTTGAACTAGCGGCTGTATCATTAGGGAAATTTCTAAGGTTTAATGTAACAATTGTATTACCAGCTTGAGTTATAAAGTCAGGTAAAAACCTACTAACTCTCATTACAAATTCTCCATCTCCTCTAAAAGTAATTCCTTGTCTTTGATCTTGAGTAATATCAAAATCTCCTGAAGTAATATTAGCTGGAATGGCAGCTGTTGTTCCAATTTTAATTTGATTAACTCCTGTCTCATGTTCATAGTAATATGTAACACCATCAGTATTACCTTTTACATCAAAAGATGTATCAGTATCAGCATCATAATATGTTGCATGTGGTAAACCAAAGATAGCTGAATCAATCCACGCTGTTCGTGGCCATAAAGAATTAGCGTTTGTATACCAAATAGGTCTGTTAATTGTAGAATCTAAATAACTATAAAATACACATCTATTGTTTACATTTGAATCAGATGTTGGATAAAACCACATTACTTCACCAAACAAGTTATTTAATCCACAATAAATCATTTGATTAGAAGTTTTATTTAAATCATCATAAACATAGTCTTCAACTAAACAATCTAAAGATTCTAGTTTACCAGTAAATCTAAAGAAGCCGTTTTCAGACATCCAATAAGCAGCACCATCAACTTCTACAGCTGCATTTTTTCCAATCAAACCACAGTTAGTTCCTACTTGTTCAAACGCAAAGGTAAAAGGTTGACCTACAAAACGCATGGTAAATAATGAGGTATCTGTCCATACGTATATTGTATTTCTACCAAGTCTAGCTCCCATGATCCGTGATCCGGCAGCCAGTCTTTGCGTACCAGCGGTATTGGTTGCTGTTGGTGTCCAAGTACTTAATGTTTCTTGAGACGAAAATCTTATAAACATATCATCTTGTGTATCGGTATCACCAATAGTTGTTTCTGTTCCAAATAAAACTAAGTGACGATCAGGTGTTGACACAATCATATCTCTAGATGCAGTTGGTGCTCCTGACACAATGGTTGCTCGTGTTGCGGTAGCATTGGATGCATCTGCATCCCATTCAAATACGGATCCATTAACTATTAATGCAACTAAAGTACTTCCTAAATTATCTAATGACCATAAACCGGGTTCAGCAACTTTATCAGTTGACGCTGCTGCTTGACCCCATGCTGCATAGTCACTAGTATTAGTAACTGTTGCACCATCAGAATGAGCAGCTCTAGTTGTTCCTCTAACTGCTCTAGTAATTCCTGTTAAAGTGGTGCTTCCTGAAACTCCTGTATAAGAAATTTCTTCTGTGCCAACTTGAATATAGTTTGTACCTGTAGTTGGAAATCCTGTAACAGAGTCTAAAACAATACTTGTTCCTGATCCACCAGTTCCATAAACATTGTCTCCTAAAGCTCCATCTAAAGTATTAGTTTGAGGGTTAGTAACTGTACCACCAAACTGAGATATACCAAAACCATAAACTCCAACCTGTTCAGCTGCACCTACGTGGTAGTATCTATAATAAGTAATTCCTCCTGATTCGCTTGCGCCCGATCCTGATTCTGTAGATTCTGCTTCAATTGTAAGTGTAGTTGTAGTGGGTACAGAAGTAACCATAAATTTTTTATCACAAAAATCAGATGCGCCAAAATTTGAATTAGTAATAGCACTAAATGTAGAGGAATCTCCAAATAGAATAATGTCTCCTGCTACAAAGTTATGTGCTGATGAAAAAGTTAAAGTAACGGTTGCATCACCATTAGTGGTACTGAATGCATTTGTAATAGCCGTGCCTGATGGATTAGTTAGAGGATGAATATCATAATAAACTCCTCCAGAATAAACATATAAAATTCTATTGGTGCCTAAAACAGCATATTTAATACCTTCTTTATTCACCATATGATGAATAGCACGTGTTGGACCTGTTAGTTTTTTATCTCCTAATGATTTCCAACCACCTACTTTTTCAGGTGTGCCATATCTAAAACGAACATTTTCTCCTTCTGTCCATTGAGCTTCTGCTCCTGTAGGAGTAATTTGTTTATTAAATCCAGGTAAAAATCCTATCTTTTGTAGCATAGGTCTTCTGTTATATTATAGTTCGATAAAAGTGTAAACTGATATAAGTTTATGCAGCTTCCCAAGCTGAAGTTGAAGGATTCCAAACAAAATTTTCTACAGTATCATCATCTATCTTTGATATTCCTGTCCATCTTAGATTATCTTCGTCCCATTTTCGTACAATCTCATTTCCTGCACTTCCTGTACCGTGAGTTGGCATTCCTACTGGTGGTTGCCAGTCATCATTATCGTTTAATAACCATGATGCAAATGGTTGTGGATCAAGAAATTTATCTTTTGACGAATCATACACATATCCTATACCAGCATATCGTTTTCTAAAACTGTTGGTGTAAGAAGTCTGTTTCCAAACACCGCCTAATTTAGTAGAGCACCATGTTTCACCATCAACATGCATGTCATTTTCACCTAAAGGTCCAGCGGCTGTTTCTATATCATCTCCCACAACAATAACTCTTTTGACAACTAAGTGTGTATCTGATGTAAATCCTGTTGGATCTGTTTTTGATTCTAATTCTGCAAAGTGTGCCATATTTCTCCTAAAATATCATTAATAGTTTTTTAATTTAAAAAGTCAATATTTATTTAATTTTAAACCCTTTATAAAAAGTAGGAAGACCTAAAAATGGACGTTTATCAAACTCATTTTCTTTAGCCATTTTAGAACCTTTCTTATTATAATGTAAAAAAACTTGTCCACAATTATCTCCAGTAAATTCTTCTCTCCAATGTTCTAAATCACATCCTGAATATATAAGCATGTCTCCAGGATCAAGATCAATTTTAATACCAGCTTGACCTTGTCTTCCTGTTGGGTCTACATATATAGGCCATGAATCACCACCTAAATTAATGGTAGTTGATATCTCACAACTAGGCCTATCTTTATGTCTATGTAAAATATCTCCTTTTTTATAAATTCTTGCATAAGAATAAGTTTCACTTAGTTTTAATTTAGTATGTTTTTCCATTACAGGTTTTACTCTTTGTAATAAAGTTTCCATTACTAAATCTCCGTAATGCGAATAAGTGTTAGGTATTTGTTGGTCATTCCACACTCCAAAATATTCTGTAAATGGTGAAAGCCATTTTTGATCAAATAAAAATCTAGCAACTTTTCTTTTATTTAAAAAATAAGCATATGTAAAATTGGCTAGCTCTTTACTTATAGCTTTTCTTAATATTGAATATTTATTTTTTTTAAACGACATGCTTTCCTCCTTTTGGTAATGCTTGTATGTTCCAATGTATAAATCTAAACGGTTCATATCCCATATCTACAGAATACATATGAGGCATAAAAGATGGAAAAAACATCATTGTTCCAGATTTAATATTATAATTAATTTGATTACTGGCATAAGTTATTTTAGTAACATCTTTTTCAGGTAAAAGATTCATCATATTTCCTGGACGTGGATCTTGAAATATAGGTCTAGATGTTGCATCACTTGCTTTTAAAAAATAAAAACCAGATATATGTCCATTCCAATGTGTATGTAAAGTATGGTGACCACCACCATCTTTAGCAAATTCTTGTACCCACATTTCAGTTATGCTCATTTGATAATTTCTTAAATCAAAACCCATTTCATCTAAAAGATTATATGAAGTTGCTAAAACATAGTTTCGTAATTCTAAAAATTTAGGGTCTTCAATTAAAGCAGTTGAATGAAAAACATGCCCCATATCTCCTTTATCTCCATATTTTTTATTTCTTTTTTCTATGTTTTTTTTTAAATTTTTTTTGGCTTCTTTAATATATTTGTCTGATGCTTTATTTAATTTTTTTACAAATTTAGGCTCATTTGCAAACCATATAGGACATTTAAAATGATCTTCTAATAATAATTGTTTTGGAAAAGTCATTACTTATATGGCGCTCCTAAATTCCATACTACTAAACTGTATCTTGATCCTTTTTTAACAGGGCATACTCTATGCCAAACAAATGAAGGAAACACCACCAAAGATCCTTTAGGTAATATTTCTTTACATTTACGTATGTTTGTTTTTTTATCAGGATCATTGTTTCTAAAATCAAATTCTAATTCTCCACCAGTATAGGCTTTACCCCCTTCAGATAAAGAAAGTGTTACAGATAATTTTCTTATTTTACCTTTTGTGTCTCCATTTTCATATGGTTTCTCCCAACTATCACAATGCCAATCATAATATTGGTTTTTATTATATTTTGTAAATTGACAAGATTCAGAAAAATCCCATTGAAAATTCCATCCTGCGTTTGCATTTGCTTGATGAACAAAAGGGTGAATTTCTTTATATATCCATTTATCATTCATCCAAACAATATTTGAATCTCTTTTTGTTTTTAAATCCTTAATTTGTTTTTTACTTAATGTTTTTGGGTCTCCAAAACCACCCGTAGTAGCCATTTTATCTTGTAAAGATTTACCATAACGAACAATATCATCACAGATACGTTCTGGAACTGCTGATTTAAAATACCAATAATAGTGTTGTAAGTTCATATGTCTTTATACATATGTTTTATATCAATATAAATAAAAAGTAAAGATAAAATTATGAAATAGTTAAACAACCAGTAACCGTAAAAGTAGCTAACTTACAACCTGCTGGGTGAGTAGATGTACTATTTGTTCCAGGTGTTACTGTTAAAGTTTTATCTGCAGGTGCTCTAATTATTACAATACCAGATCCACCAGCTCCACCGTCAAATGGTGCATTACTTGGTCGACTTGAAGAGCCACCGCCGCCTCCGCCAGTGTTTGCTGTTCCAGCCACTCCTTGTCCGCCAGCGTTTGGTCCAGTTCCGCCGCCATGACCGCCGCCACCAGATCCGCCGCACCCTCCTTCGGGTCCACCGCATCCGCCTGCGTTGTGTGATCCTCCACCACCGCCGCCACCAGCGTAAGTAGTACAAGAATTATTAATATTGTTTACTACACCAGAGCCACCGTTTCCACCGGCATTTCTTTGTGGTCCAGGATTTGCAGATCCAGCAGCACCCATACCACCACCGCCAGATCCTCCTGGTTGGTCAGCATGGGGTGTTAAAGCTTGAGTTCCACCATCATTTCCTTGAGGAGGAGTTACAGGAGGATTATTTCCTTCTCCACCGGCCATTGGTCCTTGTCCACATGTAGGAAAAGGTGTACCACCGCCACCTCCACCGCCACCAGATCCACCGTTTGAACCGGTAGTTTTTGATGGCGTACCGCCGCCACCACCACCGCCACCTTCAGAAGTTATTCCAAAAGGGGAAGGGGCTGCAAAACTTGAATTAACACCATCTGTACCAACTCTTGGAGCACATCCAGGGCCACCAGCACCACCACCTCCAATTACAATTGGATAAGTACCGCAATTTTTTCCTGGTCCTATAGAAGATCCTCTAAGAGGTGAAGGTCCATAACCAGAAGCTCTATAACCTCCAGCTCCGCCGCCACCGCTGCCTCCACTACCACCAGCTCCGCCGCCACCGGCACCGCCACCAACTACCATATAATCAAAACTAAATGGAGGTACAACTGTACCGCCACCCATTCCTAATATTTGGTAGCCAAAACTTTTAGTTTTTGGTCGTGTGTTATTTTTTTTATTTTTACTTATTTTTAAAGATTCGTCTTTAATATTTCTCATACTATACTCCTATTAAACGTCGTTAGCAGCATCCGTAGTGAAGTATAATTTAATTCCTAGCAATCTTGCATCAGCTGTTTGATCGTCTGCAGATACGTCTCTAAATATATTAAAGAAACATTCATCGCCCGCTGCTGGTGAACCTGCTATTGTGACTGCTCCACTTTCTGCGTTAACCATTAAATCGTTTGCTGTACCAGAGGCCGCTAAAGCAGTGTTAGGCACCGCTGTTCCCATAGCAACATCTAAAGTATCATCGCTAGATACAGCGACTCCTTGAAGTGCAAAGCATACTGTACCAGTATTAGTTCCTGTGCAAGACCAGAAACTTTGAAAAGTTACTGTTCCTTCATTCCAAGATTTTGGAAAAGCTACCGCAAATTGTGCATATTCATCTGAAGATGCATCAAAAGGTAAAGCTTTAACTTCAGGTCTTTGTGCTGTTAATTCTGTTTGAGCTAATGAACCACATCCATTTGATGTAGCAGGATACATTGCAACCGCAGGAATCCATATAGTTTCTTTTCCTGCAATCTTAACTGCAGCAACTGTTCCACCACCGTCTTCGGCTTGAATAACTCCAGTTCCTTTTGTTTTAAATTGTATACCTACATTTGAATCATCTCCT